GAAACACCAAATCCTAATGCTGAACCAACATTATCTGGATTTGGAATAATCTCTTCATCAGCGTTATCACTAATACCTGAACCAAATCTTATCTCCATACGATTATCATCACGAACTCTTGTTGTAAATCTTCTTGATGTTTTGATAAGTTTTAATAAATAAGGTGTATCATTTTTATGTGATGAAAGACCTGGGTCGTTAAGTTCAGTATTTTCTTCAGATTCAAAAACAGTATCTTGTGCTAAAAATGGAACTTGATACCATTTATTATTGTTTGAGTCAGTAATGGAAATAATTTCATTTACTCTTTCATTTGCTAATGTGATTTTGTCAAACTTTTTTGAAGGTCCAAAAGAGAATGTTTCTGATGTTCTTGTTCCTGATTTAGCCATACCGGTTTTAGTAAGTCTAAAGTTTGTAGGAACATTACCTGATAACATCGTCCAACAATGTAAATTCTGTTCCGTTGTTTGCCGATATCGTAGAATTAGAATCAATTGTGATTGCATAATCTAAATTTGGAACATAGTTTCCACTAACAAGTTTAGCAGGAACATCAATTGTAAAAGTAAGTTTTACCGTAGATGGACAAGAAAGTTTTGGTTTATATCCAAACGATTGTGCAATCTCATAGATATTTTTTCTTTCTTCTGCGTGATGTAAAAGTGTTTCTCTAAATTGATTATCAACATAGTAATTCAATACATCACCTACATATGCAGCCATCTCAACAAACATCATACCCGGTGATGCTTCATTGAAGTCATTGTATTGATTTGGGAAATATGATTTAGCAAACTCAATTAGATTATTTCTAATGTTAGCAAAATCTCTCCCAAGATAATTTACTTCTTTTTTTACGACTTTTTTATTCGTTCCGTAATCTACTTCTTGTGGATTAATACTCGGCATTTTTATTCTCCAACTTCAAAATTAAATGTTATAGAATCAAAGGTATCTGGTTCTAATCTTGTAGAGTAATCTATTTGAACATTTATCATATTCTTTTCATTACTCGGTACGACCAACACATCATTTAAAATAATATGTGGAAGTTGTGTAGAAATAGATTCTCTTATTTCATTTTCAATTGTATCAATTGTTGTTGGTGTGATTTGTTCAAATAACAATTCTTTTAGTCTTGAACCAAAGTTTGGTTGCATTACTCTTTCACCTTTTTGAGTTAATAGTAAATTTATAATGTTGGATTTTGATTGTTCTAATACGGTTTTTGTTGAATAGAAAAATCCAGCTGGACTATAATCCAATGGAAATCTTATTCCAACCTTAACATTACTATCTCTATCTATTTCTCTTACACTTGCCATTATGGTCTATAATTACCTTCACCTGATTTCTTTTTATTAATTGCTTTCATCAAACCAGAATAATCACGAGTTAATGCATTCTGAACATCATCAGGAACTGCGTCTACTGAAACACCAGCTTTCTTAATAGTTTGAACTGCTCCCATTTCTCGTGCCTTTTCTTTATTCTGTCCACGACCTAAATCTCCATAACCTAAGACTTCTGCCATATTATCACTACCTAATACTCCACCACCTAATGTTGGGTACTCATCAAATTCTGATGGTGCTCCTAATGGTTTGGTATTGTTCAACACTTCATTTAGAGTTTTATCTTTTGAGTATTGTTTTTTTGGTTTATTGACAACCTTTTTAGGTTTAGGTTTAGAAATCGTTTCTGATAAACTGATTTCTTTTTCTTCATTAATAAATATCTCGGTCATCTGTTTTTTGACTTCTTTACGGACAACTAATTCGATTATTTTTATTAAGTCACTTTTCTTCATTTTACTCCTCTATTTCTGTTTGTAAATCTGCTATACTATCTGCTAAAGTTTTAGAACCTTCCAATGAAGTAACTTCAGTATCTATTTCAATTATTTTATCACCGAAAGAATTTACTTCTCCCAAAATAATATGGTTTCGTAATCTTTCTTCTTTATCCTCAAATTGTTTTTGTGCAAGTAATCTGTCGTCTCCAAAACTATTATCAAGTGTTTCTTTTGCTTCTTCGTATTCTGTAATTCTTGATTTTAATTGTGGTGCTCCTTTATAAGTATTAATGTCATTACCTTCTAACTCAAAATCTTCCAAGTTTTGTTTTAATTGTTCTACTTGACCAGAACCTAACATTGTATTTGGAGCATCTTTAACACTATCTATTGTTGATGAAACCGTAGTAAGTGCTTGGGTCTTTAGTGATTTTGATTGTTCTATTTTACTATCGATTTGACCTTTAATGTCCTCAACTTTATTTTTAAATTCTGACAATGATGCTATTCCTTGAATAATATTACCAAATCCTGGTATAGGTTTAAAAGCTTCTTTTAACTCATCGATAGTGTAGGTTTTTAATTTTGTTTTATCTAACCAACCCAATTTAAATACCAAGTCATTAAACTCTAATAATTTTTTAGCGTTGTCAATTTTTGCTTTTATGTTTGCAAGCCAAGCTGGATTTGGAATAGCTCTTGTTCCTGGTATGGCTGCAGGAATCAATGAAGCGATTTGAACTTTTAAAAAATCTAAGTTCCATTCAACTTGTTTAGCAAGAACTTGTCCCATTTCTTTCATACCTTCTGGAGCCAATATAACATCACCACCAAGTGCTTTATTGAGTTGAACTTTTTTACCACCAATAAAATCTTCACTTACGGTTTTTGCTTTGATTGCGACTTCACCTAATCTATTGGAAATCTGAACTCCCCCATCTCCACCTTTAATATGAACTCTTTTATTTGCAAAGATTGCAATGTCATCTTTTTCTGCACTAAATATTAATCTATCGGAACCAATGTATATTTGTCCACCTTGATACTTTTCTGTTTCTAATTGTTTACCAAATGGTAGTATTCTACCCATACTCTTGCCAAACTCTTTTACTTGGTCTGAGTAATCGACTTTTTCTTTTGTAGTCATACGAACAAAAGATTTATCATCTGTGATATTTTTAGAAACTTGTTTATCGTTTGTACTTAAAACAATATTACCTGTGTTGGTTCCGTCATCACTACTTAGTTTTACATAGTTGTTATTTCTACCTTGAATTAAAGTATCACCTTGTTTAACTTGTGTTTTGTATTCTGTGGTGTTTTCAAAGTATTTTAAATTTTCATCTCGTTCATCTTTTTTATCTTTATTTCTAATGTCTGAGATTCTTTTTTTATATGTTATATCTTTTGGTGAACTATTTAAAGTAGCAAAATAATATCTTTCTTTATTGAACTCAAAACCAACTACAACTTCACCTTCTAATGGATATTGTAAAACATTTGTATCTAATGGAAAAAAGTCTTTACATTCTTCAAATGGTAAACCTTGTTCCGATACAACATATCTACCAACGATACGACCATAGTCTATATATCCCTTATCATCAGAAGAACCTGTTGGATAAACTTTTAAAACTTCAACTGGTTCTAATTCAAAAAAGTTTTCTTTTTCTACAAGTTGTTTTATTTTTAGACGAAGGTTTCTAGCAGTAATCAACTGATTACTTAGAGTGCTCTTTTCAGAACTACCTCTTTTGGTTTTCTTTGTGTACATTAGTTTTCCTTACTAATAGAATTGTCTATTTCGTCTTTTTTGATTTGTAACTCTTGAACATCTGATTCTATTGCATCCATAAGTTGTTGTTTTTCTGATTCAGATAAACCAAACTCATCTCCACTATCCGACACTCTTTTTTCTGCTGCCATAATTCTTTGAACGACTGTAGCTAACTTAACAAGTTGTTCGTCGTTCTTAACATTGATTTCTAAATACTCTTTGAGCATAGGAATAATCTGGACGGCTGTATCGCCGTCTTTAATAAACCCTACCACTTCTTTCATCAAGACTTCTAATTGTTTCTTGTTAGTTTTGGAATTATCATAGATGTCTTTGAATACATCTGATAAGGTTTTGCCTTTAAATATTTCATAATCGTGTGACATACTTTTTACCTAACAATAAATATAAAGATATGGAAAAAAGGGAATGTATATTTATATATTGGTTTATTTTTTTAATTTTACTATATAGTTATTATACGAAGTCGGAAAAACACCGATTTTTGTTCATTTAAAGGGGGAAACTAAAATGAAAGACACAATCGCAATGATTATGGAAGGTGTAAGTGGAATTAAAGACTTACTACTTCACATAGTCGGCTTAGGTGTTCTCGTACAATTAATATTTGTAGGGGGATTCTTAGGTATTGATATTGTTAGTAATTTGATTGGATTAGTAAATTCTTTCGGAGACGCAGGATTTGCTGGATTCATATCACTAATCGTGATACTCGGATTACTTAACAAATAAAGGTGGATTCAAAAGGCCGGTAGAAATATCGGCCTTTTTATCTACAATATATCCCAACTACCTGTATATTTAGTTTCTATACTTCCAGTAGCCAGATAATTTTTTTGTAAGTGAGCGTGATGTTTTTTCAACACATTAATAACACGAGTAATGTGTTGTGTGTTGGAACCGGTCATTTCTCTAATCAGAATATACAAAGCTTTCTTATTAAAGTTCTCAATATTATTTCTTTGTTCCATTAAATACAATACTGAATTAGCAACATCAATATCTTGTTTTCTTTTAAACACGGTAGTCAAGTTGTTTGTCCAGTAATCTACGAACAAGTCCATATATTCTTTTTGACCTTCCAGAATATCTTCTCGTTGTGTTTCCCACATTGCATCTCTTTTGTAATCAGTTGCTTCTTCACCATCAGTTTGTTTAAGTTTTTTATAATTGTTATTGTTGTGTAGAATCAAATAGTTCTTAGCAACAATACTGAAATAACTAAATGCCTTTCCCTTACCCTCTGCGAACTTATGCATATTCATATATAAGAAACTTACTACTTCGTGAATAACATCTGTACTTGGAACATCAAAGTAATAAAACTTAAATGTGTGGATAATGTTTTCAGCCAACTTCTCAAAAGGAACTCTAATGTGTTCATTATAAATTCGTTCCCTCATATGTGGACGAGTTTCTTTATTGTGTCTGATGATTGCGTCTTCTGTTCCTTGGTGGAAGTAATATCTTGGTGAACCTTTTTTTGCTTTTCTCGGCATTACTTAACCTCCAATTCTTTAGAAGTTTCAGATATGAATCTTAGTCCTTCATCTGAGAAAAATAAATAATCGTATAAATTACTTTTACCGGAAGTAATCCACTTTAAATTCATTTTATGTTCTACTTTTGGCATTATACTTTTAAATACATTATAACTTATCTTATTGTCAAGATAGTTTTCTAACGCAACTTTTAGTGGATGCTTTCTATCGTAATTTCTTTCAATCATTTATAACTCCTGTTCTGTTATTTCGTTTAACTCGTCTACTGCTTCTTTGATTGCTGTAAAGATAACTCCGACTTCATCATCTGCTTCGAAGTTACCTTTTTGGTCAATCTCTTTTAATACTTCTTGTGTATCGATGATTCTTTGTGCGTAATCTTCTACCCAAGTTTCTAATCTTTCAACTTTTCGTGTAAGGTTAAATATAACATAACCTTGAACTAAAGTCAAGAGAATAAATAAAATTAAAAAGTAAATCATTTCTTTGCCTCCCCAAATAGTTCGTTGAATATATCTTTAGGTTCTGTTGACTTAGTGAACTTTTCTTTTACTTCATTGTCAACTGCTTTCTTAATATTATTAACTGACTTTTGAACTTTCTTACTCTCAACTTTATCACCTCGTTTCCATTGGTCTCCCTCAATGTGAGTTGCCATCATATCTGCTTGGTGTAAGATGTAAGCAATATTACTTTTTAAAGTAAAGTCTTTATTATATCCTTTAAGATATTTTTCATTACCTTCTTCATATAGTCCGTCTGTTAATCTTAATCCAATATATTCCCATTCGGTCATTGGTATTTCAAAGTGTCCTAATATCCAACACGACCTATCAGTTACGGTCATATATTGTAATTCTGGATTGTGAGTAAATAACTCTCCACGATTTTTTACAAACCAATCATTTTCCTGTGGTAAATAATAATCGTGTTCTAAGTTTCCAACTTTACCTAAGTCGTGATGTAAAGCTGCAAACACTAATTCTTCATTAGTAAAGTTAATGGTTGCTCCGTTCTTTTCCCATAAGTCTCTAAGTTCTTGTGCATTATTGACGACGTGTAGTATGTGTTCTACATAACCACCCACCATAGCATTGTGGAAATGTTCTTTACCACTTGCTGGAGCTAATACCATTCTGTCTTCAAAATAATCATACATCTTGTTGAGTTTTTCTAATCTCTCACCCTCAAATGTATTATTAATAATTGTTCGTAAGTCCGTCCAATTTTGTGTTATTTGTTGTTCTGTTAATTGTTTCATTATCTACCTATATCTCCTAAGTATTTTTCTTTTGCTTCTTCCCACGATATGTTTATCATACCTGAGTAGAATAGTTTTTCTGGTTTAATTTTATTCTGTTCTAATAATTTAGTGTAACGATTTACTGCTTTTCGTTTCCACCAACTATCAATGTATTCAATATCTCTATCGAACATATTTCTGATTACAAGTTGGTCTTCGTTGATTTCACTTCTAAGAAATTCTTTTCCGTTTTGATATATGTTTGCAAAGTAACAACCTCGTTTAAATCCGTGTTCATACTTTGCTCTCTTGATATCTAACTCTTTATATATCATTTGAATAATCTTTTGTTTAATACCTGTAACGGGTTGTCCGTTTGGTCTTACACCAACTTTACTATCATATTCTTCTC